AGTTTGACCTAACCTTGCCATAACATTGACAGTATAGTTCCCTAAGGGGTTGGTAGTCTGCGTGATTTTGCTATACCTATTAGCAACGAGATGCTAGATTTTAGGTATATAGTAATATATATTTATATATTGTTAAGTAGTTGATATCCATAAGAATAACATTATAAGTAAAACCAACACGAGATAATCTAGTACCTTATTCATACTAATAATTATGGTCCTGCTCTTCCATATATAAGATAAAGTATAATAGTACCTACAAAGAAGCTGATATACCATCTTTTATTTATCTTATCTATAGTGTTTTTATCTGTTACTTTTAGATATGGTATCAGAAACAGGTCTTTGACTAAATTAAACAGTACCATCACTATGGTAAAACTTAATAGAGCGATAACGAATTCATGATTGAACATATAGAATTTTATTATACTAATAATATAAGAACTTTTTTGGTATTTTCCAACGAAATCTTGGGGAAAAAATTCGGCAAAATTTTCGGTATATAGGTTTTTAGTTCATATACTATAATATATGAATATTTATAACCAGATGCAACCTTTAAACCCACATACATTATTCTCTATCTTTGAAAAAGGAGATGAAGAGATTTACAAAGAGCATAACATGGAGGAGCTTTTAGATAATCCTTTTGTGCTTATGGGTATGGTCCTTAGAGGTATTGAAAACTACCATACTATGGATCTAATGCATTTAAAGCATTTTGGTAAACAGTATAGAGACGTTAGATTTAACGTTAGAAATCAGTTTTATAATAAACTATTCGGATATCTTAATAGAATAGATAGTAATAAGTTTGAAACCAAGTATACTATAGCTAAATCTTTTGAAAAGGACGAAGTATTTAATGGTCTTAACGTTTTACTTTATTACTTTGAAAGAAGAGAGGAGTATGAAAAATGTGCGACTATAAAAAAATACCAAGATCTATTAGAAAAAGAAATAGAAGTAGTTGCATAGTTACTAATTTTTTCTTATATTATAGTAAATAAAGGTTATAAAATGGCACTAAAAAGAATTACTGAAGAATACGCTCAAGGATTAATCAAAGTCTCTGAAGATCAAACCGGTACTGAGGCTACATACTTTACTCTTACTCCCAGTACTAAAGGCGAAGGATGGGAAGACGTTACATATTATACTAATAGACCTAAAGAGATCCAGATACCAAAAGGTATGACCGGCTGTCAATGGGTATATGTACTAACTAATCCTACAATGCCCGGCCTATGTAAGATAGGCTTTACTAAAAATAAACCTACCGATAGGGTAAAACAAATTAACGCTGCCACGGGAGTGGCTGTCGACTTCGTTGTTGAATGGGCTTTTCCATGCTTTAATGCACATGACGTAGAAAAACAAGTCCATAGATACCTTGAGAGAAACGGTTTTAGACTAAATAAAAAGAAAGAGTTCTTTAATATCTCTGTTCAAGAAGCTAAATCCGTTGTAAAACGTATAGGAGATCCATATAAAATGGAATCAAATGAACAAAGTTATGAATAAATCGCGGGACAACTTGCGCGTTTCGCGCGGCGAGCTAACGCTTTTAATAAAAAAGTTATACGCCCCCGAAAAAAACCTTTAAAAAAAGTTGATCTTTAGAGAAATTATTATTATCTTAACAATATTATATATAAAATATATATAGATATAATTAATGATAATATAGAATATATAAATATATATAAATTATTAATAAAATAACAAAATATGTCATTATCGGCGGAACAAATACAAAAAAACTACGAGAAACATCTTAAGATTGTAGATACTTACATAGGAGACCGTAAAGATTCAATTAAATCTATGATTAATCACATGGAAGAAACTTACGTAATGGCTCCTGCTAGTGGAAAATCATGGTATCACAGTGCTTTTGCAGGGGGTTACGTCGATCATGTTAATAGAGTTGTGGAATATGCGGTAAAACAGTCCAGGTTATACGAGGAGATGGGTGGTTCAATTGACTACACCGAGGAAGAGCTTGTCTTTGCCGCATTGTTCCATGATTTAGGTAAACTAGGTGATGGAGATGCTCCTAACTATATACCTCAGACCGATAAATGGAGACAAGATAAGCTATCAGAGATGTATACTTTTAATCCAGACTTAGATTTTATGCTTATTCCAGACCGCTCTCTATTTATACTTCAGAAATTTGGTATAAAAGTTAGTAAAAAAGAGTTTTTAGCTATTAGATTACACGATGGAGTGTTTGATAAAGCTAATGAAGCATACTTTTTTAGTAACGTTGAGTCATCTAGACAGAAAACATCCATAGTCTCAGTCTTACACAGTGCAGATTTCCTAGCTTCTAAGATTGAATACGATATATGGAAGAAAAACGGCGGTACTTCCAAGCCAAAACGTCAAAAAACTACTTCCTCTTCAGGAAAAGCCGTTAATTCTTCGGAAAGTCTTTCAAAAATGTTAAAAAACCTATAGATGACCATAAATCCAATACTTTTTTCCGGAATAGTTGTATTTTTAGTTGCCATTCTAATTATTCTTGTTTATATTATTAATAACCTTCTAAAAAAAGTAGAGTTATACGAAGATATTATAGAAGATCAAACAAAATATCTTCAAAACCTTAACACTTTAGTAGAAGATAGTGATAAGTACCTAAAAAAACTTGACGAACGAGGGGTCTTTCAGTCAGACGACGAAGTAGGTACGTTTTTTAATAATTTGAAAGCAGTACAAGACGAGCTTAATAAGTTCAAGCTCCCCTCAACATATGGCAAGGAAGAAATCCAAAGCTAATTATTTTACTAAAGAGACTGAAGACTATATAGTTAAGTATAATAATTCAACAGACGTAGATTACCGTAATAAGATATTTACAGAACATATTTACCTACCCTTCTATAAACTAGCTGAGAACATTATTCATACTTTTAAGTTCTACTATACTGATGTAGAGCAAATTGAAGATCTTAAGCATGAAGTAGTAACGGTTTTATTAGAAGAGAAGATAATGAAGTTTGATCCTACTAATGGAGCTAAAGCATACTCTTATTTTGGTACTATAGTTAAAAGATGGTTAATAAACTACAATAATAAAAATTATAAAAAACTTACTCAAACTGAATCTACACCAGATAGCTTTGCTTTAAACGTACCTTCTTATATGATAGTAGGAGAACATAAGCTAGATTATGACGATGCTATATCTTTAGGTAATTATATTGATATCTGGGTTGATGAAACATATGATAAATTAGATGAATTATTCTTTAAAGATTCAGAAATAAAAATAGCTGATGCCATACTAACTATATTTAAAAAAAGAAGTGATTTAGAAATATTTAAAAAGAAAGCTCTTTATATTTACATAAGAGAAATGACAGACTGCGAAACTCCTCAACTTACAAGAGTTATATCTACCTTAAAAAAAGAGTTTTACGAAGGTTATTTAAAATTATATGAAAGCGGAGTATTAGTACCTAACTTAAATAATAAGTAAGTTACTATTTATAATTAAAATATCATGAGCTTAGATAAAGAAATATTTAACGGAAAGACTCTATCTGACCTCTTTGGCGAAATACACGATAACTCTACTAGTACAAGAGCACAAGTAAAAGCTCTCATAGGAGAACTTAAACCTTTAATCGAAAATATAGGAGATGCTACTCTTATAGTCCCTATGATAAAAGAGTATATGGAGATAGGTGTAAAGAATGATGAAGCGTTAATTAAATTAGCGACTATCATACAGCGTATAGAAACAGCACAATCTAAAGGGGACGGTAGTGATATGTTTGACTTCTCTGAACTTCAAGATCTACTAGAAGAAACTCAAGAAATAGAAAATGAGGTAAAAGAAGAACCTAAACAAGAGGAATAATATGTCAGATAATAAGATTTTAGCATCAGTAGCTAGAGTTGTAGATGTAATTGTAGACGAATCTCACCCTTTTTTTAGAAACTATGGAGATATAGGAGCTATAAGATATAGACTACTAGACTCTTCAGGTAAAGAAAGTGACTTAAGATCTTTAGATTTAGCATATCCTATAGACCGTAACATTATGTC